AGTCACTTTTAAATGAGGATGCATAGTTGAAGACCCCCTGTAAGAAATTCTGGGTTGATTTCAATGTATATTTTCTTTCAGGGTCTAAATAATTTGTTAACCCGTCCAATGGTAACACTCTGTCAACCAACTCCTGAGGTATGAAGATTTCCTTATGTCTCCAGCTATCAAAGACCGCCATGTTGACATTATGTAAAGGATGTTTAAAAACACTATCTACAGCCTTCTCCATTATCATTAAACATTCCATGGTTTCTGAGGCAGACCATTTGGAGCAATCCCCATTAACATAATAGAGTCCCAACTTATTCCTTACAGAGTAGGTAGTGGATTTATCAATCATTTCCTGCATACGTAAAAATTTCCTATCACCTGGAACTGTGATTGTCTCTTCTCGGCTTACTTTACATATCCCTTTGTAGAAATTTTCCAGTACTCTAGCTCTAAATTTTGCTGGTGTATTCATGACATAAAATTCTCTTTTTGCACCATATTGTGCCTTGATACATATATCTGCAAAGACTGTCTTCTTCATTGTGCTTAGGGAGTACTCAATTACTGTTTCAAAACCTTCTTCAACTATTCTTGTTATCTCATCAAAAACCTTTTTTCTCTGGGTGCCCTTATTTGTTTCATGCACCTCACCTTTTTTCATATCTTCAATGTATTGTTTTTTATTAGGTGGTGCATTTTCTAACTGCCTTTCTATTGTCTTCTTGAACAATTTTTCATGTGGCTTGACTGTCCTCTCTTCTTCAGGTATAAGTGCCTTCGTACTAGTCAATGCTGATATTTTCTCATTGATTATACTGTTACAGAGTTTTGGCATATTAATATTTAACTCAAGACACTTACTTCTCACAGCATTAAATAAAAAATCTTGGTCAAAACCTATTTTAGGCTGGCTTAGGAGCCACTCTGAAAGGTTATCATGTATTCCATTTTTTGAATCCTCATCAAGTGTATCGAATAAATTCTGAAATTCCCTTATTGTATTTACAGCTTTAATATTCTCATGGAATGTTGCTGTCGGATCTTTTGGTGTATGCACATATAAATAAACTTCATCTAGAAGATCTTGAATATGGAAAAGTCTTCTATCACTCCAAATTGCCCTCGCCTTTAGTTCACCCCCTACTGTTGAAGGTAACCTCCTACCAAATCTATCAAACTTTGGGATAGTAACTCTCACGCCTGTTTTTGAAAGCATGTCTTGTCTAAACCTCTTAAGTCTTTTTAATAACCTGGCAACTATCCATGCAATTCCTTGATTATGATATGGAGGACCCAATTTTTCTTGAAATAAGCCTTCAAAGTTTGTATGCGTAGAAAGACTACCAAGTATAGAATAACGTGCATCAGCTATTATTTCCGCAAACTTTTGGGTGGGG